TAAGGCACGTCAGTTGCATTTGTATAATCACCTACATCTTGTATTCTTTTTACATAATAAAAATTTATAAATTTTCCTGCTTCACTAGATCCAGGTGTTAGATATAAAGTTATTGTAACTTTATCTATGAACCTTTGAACAAAGTATTGCGTTGGAACTCCTGTAGATGTTTTGTTTGATAAAGCTTGATATTGAGATCTATTTATTTTTGTAAGTGGTGTATCTACATTAGAGTTTCTAAAAGAAGCCTCTAATACATCATCAACACCATAAACAGCTGTTGCATCAGATGTACCATCATCTGTAGATCTAAACATTGTATAAACTGCTTGGTCTGCAACTAAAGTAATATTATTATTTGCAACTTCCCAATAGTGTAGACCTCTATTAGCCCATTCTTGAAAAAGGATATTAAGAGATCGTCTTGCAGATTTAAGCTGATAACCTGAAACGTTTTGTTGTCCGATACGCTCGTAAGCTTCTTCTATTATCTCATCAATAGAAAAATTCTTATCAAACGTTGCTGTACCCGAGGTAGTGTTAGCCATTTAACCTCCTACTTATCAATCAATAAAGTAGCTGCATCTATGTTTGTAATAGTAGAGACTTTCATTCCACCTGGAAATAAGATCCCATCTTCAGGAATGTTCATTGAAAAAACATCGCCATTAGGGACGTCAGCTTGAAACAAAGTCGCGCTATCTGTATTGTCTTGAAGAATTATAGTCCCAGCACCACCTGCATCAGACGCAAGGACAATTCCTCTTAGTCTTGTTCTTCCTGCAAATACTGCTCCGGTAGCCGTAACTCTAACTGCTTTTACATCACCCTTCATATTTTTGTTCTCCTTAAAATTTAAGTATGGGCCCGAAGGCCCACACTAATTATTATTTATTAACTTACTGCTGCACTAAATGGTGTAGCTAAGTTTCCAGTTCCTCCAGATGTAACTTGAACGCCCCATCTGTTGGCACCGATTGCTTTGCAAGTTATGATTGATCCAGCTAGTCCTCCAGTTGTACTACCGTTTAAAGTAATAGTATCTGAAGCAGCTGCAGTCATAAAACCTTCAGCACTATCAGTTGTGTCTGTGTCAACCATTAACGCATTACCAGTCATCGTATCGCTAGCATTAGCAACTTGTAAAACAAAGTCACCTGTTTTAGTTGTTCCAATGTAGATCTCAAACGAAGCACCTAAATTGTTTGCTGAGTTTGGATCATTGCCTGGTCCTGCAACACCTGAATCAGATGATGAGTTAATCGCAGGTAAAGTCAAAGTAGCTGCACCAGCAACGTTGTGGTACAACATTCTACCAGCATGTGAATCAACAGTTAAAGAAGTTGCACCGGCTGCAATTGATACAGAGTTTCCAGTTCCAACACCTTGAAAACCATTGATTGATTTTACTGGTCCTTGAAATGTAGTTTTTGCCATATTATTATCCTCCTAGTTTTCCGAACATAGTCTCTAGGCCGTCGACTATACGCGTCTATGTTCTGATTTAATTGTATAGTAATAAAACTATATACTAGATTTTAATAGAGCGCAAGAGAGCCTACGATGTGAATTGAATTTATTCAACGATGTAGCTTTTTATTAAGTAGCTACAGAAACTTGAGGAGCAGCGTCTTCTATCTTATTCTCTACATCAGCTTTTTCTGCTTCTGCGAGTTTGATCTGGCTAATTACTTCTCTGACTTTTCTGTCAATCTTAACCATATCGAGAGTATATCTACCCTCTTTAAGATGCTCCTGCTCCCATTGAAGATCTAGTCCCTTCTTCTGTGTGTAAAGGGTCTCCAGATGTTGCATTATCGCCTCCATTAATAACCTCCTCATAGGTTATTCTTTGTACTCTTGGGTCCATCATTTCTCCAAGATGTTCCCATTTTATATCACCTTTTCCCAATCTGTCAACTATTGCATTTTCTATATCTACCGGGCCATCTAGACAATTAATAATAAAGTCTGCGTGATATTGGTAAGCGTTAATTTGTACTCTGAAGTTTTTAGGGTGCATTTTCTCTTTCTATTTTTGAAATGAGGCGGGATTGTGTCCCGCCTCAAATTATTTATTAAGCACCTGGTGATGCGTAGATTCCTCTAGGATCAGATACGCCAAATACGTATCTTTCTCTAGCTTTGTATCTAACATTGCCAGTATCGAAGTCGCCTTCCATTTTTGTAGTTAATGGAGCTCTTTCCATATGCTTCATACCATTTGGTACGTCTGTAGTGATGTAGAACGCATCTGTGTCAGTTAAATAGTGGTTAACTGTGTATCCACCAGGAACCATTCCCATAGATACAAGTGCGTTGATATCATTATCAGCAGTTCCAACTCTTTGTGAAGACTTCATAAGTCTTTCAGCAGTGAATTGTAGTGCAGATGGAATGATCATCTTTACAGCTTTCGCAGCGATTTTTAAACCTCTTTCATCAGTAAGCGCTGCAATGTCAATCATTGCTTGCTCTAATGAAGTTTCGTTTAAGTCCGCAGCTGTTCCCAATGTGTTACTGAAAGTTCCAGCAACTGTTGGGTGCGAAGCGTTGAAAAGAGTTACACCATCACCTGATTTGAAAGTCAAACCTGGTAAACCATTGTTTAATGGTGCAGCCGCTTTTACTTGTTTAGTTTGAGCCATAGATCTTGCTAGTGCTTTTGTATATCTAGAAGCAAGTCTGTCATACAGGTTGTCCTCAATTGCTTCCTCAGTGATTGCAAACCCAAGAGCTACTGTCTCGTGAGTGTATCTTGCTGTGAAAGTTTCTTGAGCACTGTCAAACGTTACACCAGAACCTTCTGGTTTAACTTGTGCTTGACCGAATCCTGATAACATAACTTCTTCTTCAAAAGCTCTGTCAGATGACTCAGTTGTGTATATCTCAGCATGTTCTTGTTCATACTGTTTATACTCCAGGCCGAATAAAGCGTTCAAACCTGGCTCTAGTTCTTTGACTAGTTGATTACGTGATATTGCCATAGTTATCCTCCTTATATACCCGTTGTCTGTTTAAACTGGTGCTCATTTATGTAAACGACCAAGTTAACATTAGCAGAACCTGCTTCATTGTTTTCTGGGTCTTTTGAGATACCAATTATTCTGAGTTGTGCTGTACCAGTCTTCTGATCAGACGTCTGTAGCTCTACTTTAGAGACATAGTCTGGTGAAGATCCGGCTGCATACACAAAGTCAGCGTTAAGGCCGACGTCTGCTGCCGCAGTTGCGCCGTCCGCTTGTATTTCATACCTTTGATACGGATCATCCGTTACAAACCCTTTGATGTCAGTCGCAGTGTTTGAAGCGTCTAAGTGATTCGCAAAGGTAGGTTTACTCGTATTTGCGTCAGTGAAGAAAACACCGTTTAGTGAACCCAATATCGTTGTGTCTCCTGCTGCAGCTACTCCAATTGTTCCAGTAGCTAAAATTTCTACTGGGTCTTGGAAGTAAATCGCTGTAGCACTTGCTGCGATATCGTATTCCGATAAACCGTTGTTGTCTGCATTCTGACCTATTTTTCCGATCGGTTTTAAACCGAACGCGCTATCTTTATTAGCCATAGTAGTGTCCTCCTTTAGACATTTAGTTTATCTTCAGATGGACTAGAATTCTATTAAGACTTCTTAGAGCCACCGAAGGTTACACGAGTATCTCTATCAACATTGATAGGCATACTCTTATGCTGTTCCTTTGCAAGATCGGCGTCAATTGCAGCTTGCTGATCCTGTGCTTGTCTAGCATAGTATTCAGTTCTTTGCTGCGCGATCTCCTCTGGTACCCTTGTCAGCACAAGGCCTCCGTGCCCGATCACCCCTGCGTATTTGCCGTCTGCAACTACTGGAAAGTCGTCTTCTGGATATTCGTCAGCTCTTACTAATTCATACCCGGATCTTAAGCGTCCTTGTATGTTTTTCGTGTCGACAAATCCCAGGATTTCTATCCTGACCCATCTGTGTCTGTAGCCATTTGGCGCGTTGGGCGTATCTAAGTACGATGGTGGAGTCCAAACTTTTGGTCTCTCTTTTGGAGCTACCGTTTTAGCTTGTGCTTCAACTTTTGTTGAATCACTTTTTTTAGTTTGGCTCGCACGAGTTGGTTGTTCTTTTTTCATATGCCTATACCTCCTTCGTGTTCATAAGTTGTTTCGCATACTCTTCTAATGGCACTCCTAATTTTCTCGCTATTGCGACCTGTGATGAAGTGAGTCTCACAGATTTTCGGCTAGTCTTTGGACTACGCGTTGCAGAGGCAACGGTTTGTGTAGGTTTACTAGCTGGTTTGTCCTTAGATGTATCAAATTTATGCGGAAATTCAAGTCTTATTCTTTTATCTATTTCCGTATAATATTCGTCAGATCTAGGGTCAATTCCTTCTTCTTCAGTAAGTTTTCTATGCAAATCAAATGCTGTGTATGTCATTGCACTATCCTTACCAAACCAATCATTATTTTCAGCCCATTCTTCTGCCTTTGGATCAGGCGGAGTTTGAGCTTGTCTTTGTGGTTGTTGATATAAATTTGGTTGTTCAACAGTTTTTTCTTTAGCTGCTGTTTCCTGCATTTGATGCTGGGTTTTAAGTTCAGCTAATTTACCCTGTTCATAACCAAGTTGAGAAATGGCAGCCAAAGCTTCTGTTTCAGCTTTAGGGTCTTCTGCTTGTCTAGCTGCTCTTAATTTTTCTTGAGCTGCTGCAATAGAGGAAGTAATTCTTCCTTCCATTTCTGTAACATAATTTTTATCTAAAGAGTCTGCTGTAGTTTTAAACTTGTCTCTTTCCTGTTTAATACTATCTGCATAACGTAAAGCTTCTTCTTTTTGCCTTTCAGCTTCACGCATTCTTTTCGTTAATTTAGCTATTCGCTTTTTAACGCCTTCAGAATACTCTTCAATTTGTTTACTGTTATCTTGTTGCTTATCACCTTCCTTACCAGCAGACTGCTCCACAGGTTTCTCAGATGAGTCATCGGCGCTACCACCGTCTTCAAGCTTTGTTTCACGTTCGTTTTCATATGTTTTGTCCTCCGTTGGTTGTTCTTCAACTGTTTCTTCTTTTTTTTCTTCTGGCAGTTCTACCTCAGCACCCGGACCAGATGTGTCGATATCAACTGTTTTCTTTTCTTCTTCTTGCATAGTTTTTCTCCTCTATGATTAAAATTCGTGGAATATATCTTCAGGGTTTTCCACGGTTGCTAAAACTTCATCATCATTGAGAAGTCTTATTTCACCCCCATCTATTTTAATTCGTGATCCAGCATATCTTGCAAAGATAATCCAATCACCTTTTTTACACCAAGGACCTTCTGGGTATCTTTCTTTATCATAACAGTGTGGTCCCATTCTTAAAACTAAACCACAAGTTGATGCTACTTGCGATCGTTCTACTGTTGTATCTGCTAATAGTATTCCGCCTTTTGTTTTTTCTTTTTGTTTAAAAGGTAAAACTAAAATTCTCCAACCTGTTGGTTCAGGAAGTTTTGACGATTCATCGATTTCTTTTTTGTCTGATTTTTCTACACCAACTAATTCTTTATTTGGTGTTATTATCTTTTGTTTTGATACTGATAATTGTTCCTTCGCTGTCATTTTGCTCCTTTGTTTTTAGCAGGGTGGATATTTCCTGTAATAAATACTGATATGTTCGTATCTGACCTAACATATAGTTGTATTTTTCCATATTGTCAACACCTCCAGATGTCATTGTAACAACCACATCATCGTGTCTCATTTTAATTACTTTTCTAATTTTATCTATAAAATCCATTATAAAGCATCTCCTTTCTCTGGTTCAAATTCATCTAACACATCTAATTTTTCTTTAGCTTGTGCTATCTTATCTATTAGTTTGTTTACTTCATCGATATGTTGTGGATGCTCTCCAATACCTACTGAATTACTTAAATAGATATTTACAGTAGCATCTGCCTCCGCTATTTCAGCTTCATATCTAGCTCTTAGCGCGTTTAGTATTGCCCTTCGCATTTCTTATTGACTCCTTCCCTTTCTTAAAAATTGCAGCGACTTGTCTTTTACCCATAACTTTGGCACGCTGTTCTCCAACAGTTAAAATTTGAATTTTTCTAGCAAACGGTTTACTAATTTTTTTAACTTTTGCCACCGTTTTACGCGCGTCCGTCGGCGTTGCGAATTTAATTCCAACAGTGTCACGCGGGTTTTCATCAGTGTAAAGTCGTCTACCATGTTTCTTTCCAGGGTGTTTTCCTGTTCCTTTTTTTGGATCAGCCATTTAACATTTCCATCTTCTACGAGCCTGTCTTAGTCTTGAATTAGGATCTTTCGCAGCTTTAGGAAACTTTTTCATTTGGCCTGCACTTCTAGCACAATATGATTTACGTCGTTTAGCAGCTTTAGATCCTGGTTTGACTTTGCCAGTGACCGCTGTTTTTAATTTAGAACCGGGGTTCATTTTTCTATAGGCTTTGACACCGGCTCTTGTCATACCCGCGCCCGACTTAGTCGAACGAAAATTCTTTTTATTTCTGGCAGGCATGTTATCTTGTTTTCTCAAACTAAACCTCCCATACTCATTTTTTTTCTTTTAGCAAATGTTGCAACATTTGTTGGTTTACCACCAACACCTTGTGCTTTACTTCTTTTCCTTGCAACGGCACTCCGTCTCTGGGATTCTGTCATGCTTGCCGCTTTTGCAGCAGGGACGCACTTTGGATACTTTCTTTTTGATCCACTCGCAGATTTTCTTCCACATTTTTTAAAACCTCCGCCTTTTTTCTTGGCACCAATATCTACCCAATCTTGTTTAAACCATTCTTTTAAACCAGCCATTAGTAGACCTTTGTTACTTTCCTTCTATTAGACATGACCTTACCGCAACCTCTAGCGATACCGCCATTTTTAAAATTTATTCTACCGCCATCTTTTTTTCCAGCAGGTTTAGGTCCTTTGAAATCTTTTCTCTTTACACCAGAGGGATCTTTAATCTTACCAGCACAAATTTTGCTAGCGTATGCGTTAGCGTATGCTGACGGATACACTTTAAATTTTCTTTTCGCGGCCGACTTACCTCTAGGACAAAGTTTTGTCATTATTTTTTTCTCGCTGTTTGTTTTGCTCTTTTAAAGTTTGCTGCAGTTGGTGCACCCTTTGCACCTTTTTTTCGCATTTTACCCCCACGCTTTCTTTTAGCATGAATGTTTGCGTACAAACCTTTTCCGGCCATTACTTCGCTCTTCCGCCGTTTTTCATATAACCCATTTTGTTTCTAACTTTTCTGGGTAATTTTTTTAAACCTTTTTGACTTGGCTTAACTTTTTTTAAAGCTTTGCCACCTTTTTTCATCATAGGTCTTTTCATCATCATTGTTCCAGGCATTATTTTTTTCTACTCCTATTTGCTTGTGTTTTTTTCTTTTTAGAAAATTTTCTAACTGCTTTACCGCCTTTTCTAGTTTTTATTATTAGTCCACCTTTAGCCGGCATTGCAAATTCTATTTCTCCACTTGCATCCATTCCAAATATGTCACCACTTGGGTTCATAGCAGGACCTTTAGTAAATCTATTAAGATTCATTCCTTTTCTGGGTCTCATAATTGATCCAGCAATATCCATCATGTTTGGTCTTGATGTCATATTTGATCTATCTCCGCCTTCAGTTTCAAGAAATTTTTTCATTTGATTTCTTCGTCCTAAAGCTGTTGCACCAGCTGCTAATGCTGCTAATGGTAATGCTTTTTTAAGAAATCTTTTTATTTTTTTCTTTGCCATTATTTTTTACCTCCGTTTCTAAATATTTGCGTTCCCTTTATACCATATATGCTCGCGACTACAAGGATCCATAAATTTGTGAACCATGACGGGAGCTGTGAGAACATCTCGAAGAACAATTTTACCTTGTCCATAGCAGTCGGGTCGTCCGATACGACTGCCCAGGCCAAAATCATGACGGGCGTCGAGAGAATTATTAAAACTGCCTCGTCTTTCCAGTCTGATTGTCTAGCTTCTAACAATTTTCCTTGGTAAGCTTCGTCACCTCGGGCCATACGTTCAGCATGCATTAATTGTGCATCAGACATTGCCATTTTCGTCTTCTGCTTGTTAGCATAAATTTTACTACCAGCAGAAACGGCTAATTTAATTGCCGATAACCACATAATTAGTACCAGTCAGCTTTACTTTTTTTCTCTGCAAGCATTGCTCTTTGACCTTTCACTTGAACTGATTGAGTTTCGTTTGGTTTTGACACCTCAACTTCAACTCCACCATTTGGAAAGCCATCTTTGTTCACAAACATGCTGTGATCAACATGAGTCATACCTGCGTGACTTGATTTTTTTGTTTTTTTCATATTTATTCTCCAGTTTTTCGAATGATTGCAACATTTCCAGGCATATTATCTGAACTCGGAAGAGTTTTACCTAAAATAGTTTTTTCAATCGATGTATTAGCTCTTAGTTTAGCTAATTCTTCGTTTTGATCAAGCTTTTCTTCTTGTAAATCTTGATTCATCATCGCTCTTGACTTATCTAGATTTAATCTTGCGTCTGCTTGCATACGTTTTTGCTCATTATCCATAGCTCTAAGGTCTAATTCTCTTGCTTTTAGTCTAGCAACAGGGTCATTTCCAAAATCACCCATGATTTTGTTCTCTTCATCTTTAAATTCTTGTGTCATATCAGAAATTAATTTAGCTTTTCTTGCCTCGATAGATAAATTTAATGATAAAAGTTGTTGTTGAATTTCTGGAGACTGCGCCATAGCAGGATTCATCTGTGCCATTTGCTGTAACTGCATTAATTGTTGTATCTCTTCTCTAAATTCTATCTCTAATTGCTCTTGAGCCATCAAAGATATGTGTTCAAAAATATTTTTTTGTAATGAACCCATAATCATAGGGTTATTTTTAACCATATTAGTTGCCATAAAATTTAAATGCGAAGTTATGTGAGCTCTGTGGTCTTGACCTTTGAATGCTTGAAAAGGTTTACCTGACATTGCCATAATATTTTCTGCAGCTGGGTCCATAGGTTGAGGTGGCTGAGGTGGTGGCAAAATTCTGTTTACATCTTTGACACCAATTGCAGTGTACATATCTCTATATGCTTCGTATAAATTATGAAGCTGTGGATTAGACATTGCAAGTTGTAATTCTGTTTGAGCTAAAGTTATTCTTTGTGATTGTGAAAATATATTTGGATCAGCTATAGGAAGTATGTCTATTTTATCATCAAAATCTGCAACTTTAATATTTCTTTGTCCACCCACAACATCGTAAGGATATTCTGGTGGTAAATAAGTTTTAAATACATCTGCTAATAAAACAAATTCTTGTTTCAACGCCACATACAATCTTTTATGTATGGCTGACATGACCCTGGAGCCACGCTCTAAGAGGGCAATGGTCGTTCCAACAGCTGCCTGTTGGTTGCCGTCA